TTCATCACGTAAATCTTCCTTAAGTGATTTGATTTCTCTACGTAACGCATAATCGATTTCTTCTCTAACTACTTTTCTAATTAGATTTTCAAAAGTTTTTGCTTTCATGTTGTTAATTAATGTTTGTTAATAAATATAAATAAATTTTAAATTTTATAACGTCTATATCCTATTTGTTGGAAATTAGCATTATATATTTTTTCTATTATTTCTTCGTTACCATCCGCCTTGAGAGCTCTTAAAGTTTCATCATAATAATTGTTTATATCATCATCTGATTGTTCTAAATAAGTAAGAGCATCTGTATTAATAGACCCATCGGGATCGTTAGGAGCTACATTACAAGTGTTTAAATATTTTAAATATAAAGCTTCTAAAGTTCTTCTTATGACTTCTATAGCTGCTACTAATCCTACTATAGTAGTTATAAGCTTAATTATAGCTAAACCTATCTTAGATACTAAATTACCTAAATCTGCTAAGGTTTCGGGTAAAGATTCTACTAATACTGCTTTAAAAGAATCTACTACTTCTTCTATTTTAACTATAATTTGTGCTATTGGGTATAAAACACCAAAAGGAACTGTAAAAGGAGGAGGTATACTTCCTATAGCTAATAATACTGCTTTTAATATTGTAATTATAGCAGATATTAATGCAATTATAGTTGTTATTTTTAGCAATTTTTCTCCTAAATTTCTAATAATATTTTTTATATTTTCACCTTGTTCTAATAATGAATTTAATTTTTGTTGAATTGGTTTAGCTATTTTTTCTGCCTTATCTATAGCTCCTTTAAAATTATTATACAACCTTGTCATAGCTTTTTGGGCAGGTGGGCTACAAGCAAAAGATGTAAATTTATCAATTAATTCTTGTTGTGTAGGGAGTTTTTCTTCAATTTCTCTCTTTTTTTTATCTAATTCTCTTTTTACTTCTACTTTTGCTTTCTCTTCATATTCTATGACTTTTCCATGTATCATATTTTGTAATGTTATTGTAAAGCTAGTTGGGTCTGATTTTAAAGCTTGAACTATAGCATATCCTACTTCTCCTAATTCTTCTTTTAAATCTGGTCTAAATTGATTTGCTTCGAATTCTGCCATTATGTTAATTTTACTGTGTTACTTTTAAAGTCTTTTAGTGTTTTTCTTATTATATCTAATTTTTTTCTTAAATTATTAAATTTAACTGATGATGAAACTCCTAAAGTTGAACCCCCTGGGATTCTTTGTCTATATTCTGATCTTAAAAATATAATTAAATCACTATATAAATAATCTATTAAATCGTTTAGAACAGTTTCTAATGCATCTCCTAATACTCCTGGTTCTGTTGGTGGAGCAAAGTTATCAGATATTTTTAAACCTAAATGTATATTAGGGGAATTAATTATAAATTTATTATTTTCAACATTTGTTCCTGTGTCAAAATTTATTGTTCCTTTAGTATTAAAAGCTATTGATTTATCAGCTATTAATAAAATAGAATCATCCTTAGCATTAAATAATAATCTATCTGAGTTTATTATTACTTGCTTTCCTTGGTATATATTTGGTTGTTGTGGTACGTAACTCATTATTCTGGTTTTATTAAAATATAAGTTGCTCTATAAATAAATTGGTCTCCTAATTTACTAGGTGTAGCTTTTACTAATGCACCTACTCTAGCTCCTAACTGATTTGCTTTTTGTTCTGCATCTCTTCTTGCTTTCTTTTGTGCTGTGGATTGGTCTATACTTTTACCCTCCCCATCAATAGTATTTCCTTCTGGTAAAGGAATTTCTTTATCTTTTATTATGTATTCACCTGTTGCCTGATTATAATATTTTTTAGGTGGTGTAGAGATTCCTTTTGCTAATGCTAATTCTTCATATTTTGTTTCTGCTTCTGTTTTAGATTCAGATATTGATTCTACATCATCTCCTTGAGCTAAATCATCATCTGCACTATAATCTGTTAACCATATTGATTCCAGTTGAGGTTCTACTAAATTATGGGTTCTGCCTTCATAATGTGCTAAATTATCATATTCACCATCTCCTATTAAACTTAAATCTACATATTTTAAAGTAATTATTATATCATAATTTTTTTCTAAAGATTGTTCCGCAAATGTTTTTATTATTTTTATGTTTTCAGAATTTAAATAACTATTAGACTTAAATACTCTATTAGGGCCTATATCTTCTCCCATAAGTCTAGGCATTTTAACCATATAATAATTATCTTGATTACCTTCGGGTATATTTTTAAATTCTAATCTTACGTTAATATCACCATCAGCTATAGCTATACTTCCATCACCTGGTGTTACTGGTTGATCAAGAATCCTAATTGAGAATGTTTTATCTTCCGGATTTAAATTTGCATAATTTTCAGGAATAAATACTGCTTCTGGTTGATCTTTATCTTTTCTTCTTACTTCACCTGTAAATAGTTTTTTAAACCAATCTCCTACAGTTCCACCAATATCATCTTTTAAATAACCTCCTACCCCATTAAGATCAATGTCAGCAGCATGAGCTATTTCCGCCCATATATCATCTAATATTTGGACTCTTATTCTATAATCTAATTCTTCTTCTGTTACAAATTCATTAGCTACTGCATCTTTATATAAATTCATATATCCCTGATAAGAGGGAATATGGATACTATTAGCTACAGGTAAAAAATGTGCTCTAAAATATTCGTCTGCTAAATTTGCATTTATAGCTGTTTTTGAAAAACCTGTGTAAAAAGCTGGTTTTCCAGGGGAAGGTTTTATTTTATAATAACTCATTATTTCTATGAGTTTTTTAGCAGTTACTTCACTAGAGGGAGAGGAAGTTGTTTTATTTGGCCAATATACTATTCTAGATTCCCCATCTGCTTGTTGTAATAATTCACTTGTTTTTGCAACAGCAAATAATCTATCCGTTCCCGCTAATAATGGTAATTTTATATTTTTACCAAAAACACTATTAACATATTTAATTATTTCACTACTATTTTCTTCTTCTACAGTTTGTGGAAGTTGTTCTATTATAGTAATATCTCCTGTTTCCTCTGTTAATTCTGTTATTTCTTCGTCTCCTTGTACTATCTCTTGTACTTCGCCTTCAGATAAATCTTCTATATTTGTTTCTTCTATTTCTATTTCTCTAGTAGTATCTGGGTCTGGTTGCCCAAAACTAGGCCATGAAACTGTTAATTCATCTAATGTAGAGATTCCAGCTGTTTTAAAATTAGATATAGCTTGATCTGAGGTTAAATATATGCTGGATGCGTCAGAATTTAAATCTTCTACTATATGTTTCCAACTTTCATTATCTACATTTCTAGTTTGACCATTTCTAATAATTGTTATAGGACTTCCTATATATTCAGGGTCTGAAAAACTCCAATTATTTATATTTTGTTTTGTAGTAGAACCAAATCTAATAGAATTTCCAAATCTACCTTCTATAATAGCATCTCCCTCAAAAGGTAATAAAGGTTTTATTTTATCTTGTTCATTAAAATATTGTCCTAATTCTATATCAGTTCCACCATCTTTTGGTCTTCTAACTATCCCTGATTCAATTTCTTCATAATCTGCTTGTTGATCTGCGTTATTAATTTTTAAATCATTTAAGTTAGGTAAAGCATTATGGTGGGGGTGATTCCATATATTTATAGAAGGTAAATAATAAGTTGTATCAAAACCTGTATTATATATAGTTTTATCTGCTGTAGTTAATATTAATACTACTTCATTTACAAGAGGATAATATTTTAAATAAGAATATAAAGGTCTAGCTACGTTTGGGTTTTCTAAATATTCTTTAGTTATATTTTTATCTACTTCACTATAAATTATAGTTCCTATAGAATCATATTCACCATATTCACTAAATTTAGGGTGATTTTCATCCAAGATAATATCTAATACTCTTACGGGTATTAAATTTCTTTTAGATTTTCTTCTAAATTTATTACTAGGATTAGTTGATCTATTTACTATTGCCATTTTGGTTAGGTACTTCTAATTGTTTAGGTTCTTCAACAGTTTTAGCTATTTCTTCAGTTAATTCTTGAAGTTGAGCCATTTCGTCTTCTGTTAATAATCCACCATCACCTGAACTAGCTGTACCTGTAGATAAACGTTGTACAATAGCTGCCATTTTTATTAATGCATCATCATTTTTTACACTAATTTCCATATATTCTTTAATTAATGGTACTACAACAGTAGCATCACCTAAAGATTGTACTAGTGGTTTTAACTCAGATATAAGTTGAGCTAATTGTTTGGCTTTTTTCTTTTGGTTACCATGGATGTCTTTTAATAAATCAGAAAAAGAAACATCATCGAATAATATTTGGTTTAATGGATCCATACTATTTTATAATAAATATGGAAAAACTAGATTCTTACGTAACCTGTTTCAGCGTATTCAGTATATAATTTTTTATATAATTTTTTTAATACTTTAGTTACTTTAGTAATTACAGGAGTATCTACACCAGTCATTTCTCTTATATAAATATAAAGTGCTTTTTTATTAAATATTTCTAAATTTTCTCTACGTTTAAATAATACATTTACAGCATCACACACTTTTCTATCATGGTCTTTTTTAAACAAAGTAAACATATGTTTATCAACATATTCAGTGTAATAGTCTATAAAATCTTTTATATCTTGTTTACGTTCATCCCTACCTAATTGACGTAAAACTCCTGTGTCTTCATCTGCCGCCAATACTGGTACTTTAGCTTTTTTCTTTTTATAATTGTTGTTATTATATAAGATAAGATAATTTTTACCTACAATTGAAAAATAACTAAATGCTTTAGTGCCTCTTTCTGGTTTCCAATAGTCTAATTTTTCTAAGAAAAAACAACATACTTCATGTTTTAAATCTTCTAATGACTCAACTTCTGTATAGTAAAATTTAAATGTATGTATTAAATTTTCAGCTAATTTATAAAATGCATATGCTATACGAGTACGATATATTTCGTTTCTTTCTTCTTGGTTAGATGACGCTAAATATTCTTGTATAGCTACATCTACATCTGATGTAAAATATTGTTTTTTAGAAGGTTTTCTGCCTCTTTTCTTTTTAACAATAGGTTCGGGAGTAAGAGAACCGGTGGTAGCCGGTTCTTTAATTTTTTCATCTGACATTTAAGGGTCTATTTAAGGGTAAATTCGTTTAATGCTTCTTGTATTTTTTGTACTTCTTTAAAAAAGAAACCGATTTGATCATCAGCATAAAATATACCTTTATCGTCAATTTCTTTTAATCTTTTATCACAAGCCTCTATAGCTTCACTTTGTTTAGATATAAAATCTTCTAAACGTTCATTTTTAATAATTAAATTTCTAATTACAAAAAAAGAAGCTGTTATTACTACTGCTAATATAATGCTAAGTGTTATCATATTTAATCTTTAAAAAATGAGTCTATAACATCTAATGTTGCTGATGCTAGTTTTGGGTTATTTTGGGTATTTACTTTTTTAGCTGCTCTTAATGTTTTATCACCTTTACTAGCATTTTTAGGTTTAGATGATTGTTTAGGTACTGCATCTGTAGCATTATTCCAAATTTCATACTCTATTTGAGCAGCCATATGATCTGCTTGGTGCATTAATAATGGTAAATGGGATCTTAATTTGGTTTCTTTCATACCAGACATAAAATAAAACTTATTTGATTCATCATATAAACCATCATGTATCTTAATACCAATAAATTCATTTTGGGTTACTTTACAACCAATTTCTTGTAATAGAAATAAAGATCGTTCTGGTACCTTCATAGCTGGGATATCAGTGTTAAATTTATATACTTGACCTAATTTATCAATATGCCATTGTGAATCATTTAGTTGGTAATATTCGCCTTCTTGTTGACCCATCTTACCTAAATCATGGAATAAAGCAACAAAATGCATCTCTTCAACAGAGTATGTAGATACGTCTCCACCCATTTTATTCCACGTTTTATATAATTCATTTGCACAATCATATACACGTAAAACATGGTCAACATAACCACCAGCGAATGCTGAGTGATGCCAATTTTTAGCTGCTGCTGGCATCATCATAAATCTTTCTTTATATTCATCTAAGAATGGAAGTAAAATATCTGTTCGTTCTTTAGATATATTAGTTTTTATTTCGTTTAAATAACGATTCCAATTTGATTGAATTTTTTCTGCTGATAACATAACCTTTTTATTTTTTTAAAGTGGGCGTGTATTTTGAACACCTCTAGCCCCATAATTACCTGTGCGAGATATAATTATTATATTTTTAAGTTCTTCAAAACGGTCTTTTAATTCACCTTCTAACATAAAACGACTAGCAGCCGCATTTTCACCTCTTTTAATCATTGTGTGTAAACGTGCTAAAGATTGATCTAATCTATCTAAATGTTCGTCTACTTGTCTTTCGTAAGCCATAATATTATTTTTTAGTTGATTTAAACGTACGACCTCTTTTTGGTCCATCCAAATCTTTTTTACGAGGTTTTGTACGTTTTATTTTTTCTTTAGTTGGGTAATAATCTTCTAAATATGAATTTAGATTTTTAAGTTTCAT